CCCCGTTTAAGGTTATTCAACCCCCAACCTACGCATTGGACGAATTAGCCCAGTGCGCAGGCAACCCTAGCTTGTCAACACTTGCTAGGGGCCGGCAACCAGTTACTGGTTGACGAATAGCCCTTACGGACTATCTTCGTTCGGAATTTATTCCGAAAGGAGACACCCGGGAGGCCCTTGAGACTGCCGTGAGGCAGACTAGAGGCTCCACGGAGAGCTACACCTATAAGCCAAGGCTTATCTTGTGCACTAGCGAGATGACTATCGTCATTCACCGCATAATGCATGAGTTCTCGCCAACTCCAGCGCCCATCTCGTGAGAGACGAACGCTAGGAGCGGTCAGGTACTCATCCCCGACGGAGTCGATTCCGGTATCAGCCTGACCTGGTAAGGGTCGGAAGAACTGGAACTGAGCCGGGAGCAGTTTAACAACCGCTTCCCGAACAGGTGCAAAGAACTGTGAAGTTCTAGCACTACGTCTCGTAAGGTTCAAGAACTTGAACACGTTCTCGACAGAGTCGAGGGCGTGGTCAAGGGTGTAGGGACGTACGTCCTCACCTGCGAACCAATCCGCACCACAAGACTCGCGGAAAGGGCCTTCTAAGAAGGTCTTATCCGTATTTACCTTGAATCCCCAGTGTGCTAAAAGCTTTAGCACACGATCAGCATATCGTTTGCGAACGATAATATCATCGCCGTAGACCATAAAGTCTACGCCAGGCCTTCCGGCCTGAGAGGCGATGCACGCTGAGGAGAACAAGAGAGTCTCAAGTGGGAAACAGAAGCCGTTACCCATACTACAAAACTTGTTGTAGACCGTAAAGGTCTTCTCGAGTTCGTAGTAAGGTGACCGAGTTCTCTCTAAAAGAGAGAACCAGTCACTAGGGAGCAGATAACGAACGAGCCCTATCGAAATTGAGTCAGAAGCTGACTTCAAGTCGATAGTGACGAATCCGTCATCGGAATCATCCGACGACCCCTTAAGGGCCATCTTTTGATTTAGCTCCTGGGAGGACAGATCGATACCGAACCGAAGTAGCTTCTCACGAAGCACCAGGTCGATACCTTTCTGAACA